CTGTTATATTGTATGACTGTGCTGGAGCTTCTTGCAATGATGTTAGTAAACTTTGTTGTTGTTCTACTAATTCTTCTATAGCATCAACTCTTGCTGTTATATCTGAAATTCCTACATTAATCTCAGAATAAAATTCACTTCCCATAGTATCGTCATCAACTCTACTATCAGCTGACCCCCATGCAACTCCAGATCCTGGATCCATTTCTCCATTCCAAACATATAAATTTCCATCTGGAGATATATATGGACTTCTTGGATATGGCGGAACTCCTGGTTTGGGACTATCTGACTTTCCATTTTTATCAAGTCCATCACCATTAACTAATAGCCACTCGCCGGCTGGTTGAGTTTCTGGAATACTATCAGAATAATCTAAATCGTTTATTGCATCCTGTAAAGCCGAATTAACTGTCATAGCACTAGCTCCAAGTCCATCGCCACCACCAGCATCAGCATTTCCAGTACATTTTGTATCTAATTGAGTTATAATTGGAGCAAGTCCAAATAACGTAGCTTCTAAAGATGCTTTAATAGACGGAGGAATAACAGCTAGTTGCTTTACCGCTACGCCGGCATTAGCTAATACCATATTTTGTACTACAGCTAACTCTGCTAAAAGTGCCGCTTGACCTACAATTGGCGTTAAAAATACTGTTGCTTTAATAGCTGAAGCAACTCCGATTAATGTTTTAACTAATTTAATAATTTTTTCTAGTATTGGAACAAGCTCTAATAATTTAGCTATTAAGTCTTGTATTTGTTGTATCCTTTTTAATAAATCTTGTACATCTGGATTATCACAACCGCAATCATCCGGTAGTTTAGCTGCATCAGAAATAACTTTTTCTATTTCCGATTGTACTTTATTAATAAATTTTAATATTTGATCTACTATCAATGATACTGCTTGATTTGGCAGTCCCGGTATTTTATCTAATGGAAATGATACTGGCATAACTTTCTTTCTATTTATTTGTCAAAATAATGATTTCTACTATTTAATTTTCCTATTTTACTTAATAATCCTATTAACTTTCCTTGCATAATTGGCGATGAAGCTATTCCTGCAGGTCCAATAACTCCAGCATTAATAACAGCAACTAGATCATTTAAAATCATTTTTAAAACATCTCCTTTTACTAAAGGATGTCCAGCATCTTCTTTGCCAATTCGAATTTCTTTTGATCCTAACGTAATACGTTTAGGCGAGTCTAATATAATCACATCTTTTTTTGCTCTTAAAATAATTCTGTCTGCATCTCCAATTAATTGTGACTTATTATAACTTTCAATTGGCGAACTTTTAGAAGGTTCTCTGAATAATTTTAAATCTTGTATTTGTTGTAATGATGTTAAATATAAAGATGATTCATCTCCGTTTCTTTTATGTAAACTTTCAATTATAGGTTTTCCAAGTACTTTATCATTATGGCCATTTGTCAATATTATAATTGGATCTCCATTTGTAGTTCCAGACCAACTAGGCGATTCTTTATAATAATCTTCTTCACCTTCCGGAATATTAACAGTACTTCCTAATCTAATACTATTACTATATCTTCCTTGTATAATAGTATCTCCTTCATAAGGTTGCAAATGAGATATAGTAGTCTCTTTAAAGGTTTTTCCTAATGGATTCTTTTTATCTGTATTATTTGTGTTAGAAGTTTTTTCAGCTGCTACGCCTGGTAATTGATTATGATTGATGTTCGATTGTACTCCATATGCTGGAAAGTAATACCATTGTCTTTTTGTTATATCTCCCGTACTATACTCATTAGTTCCTTGAAATAATAAAACATGTTCTCCTATTAAAGGTATATTTTTTTGTCGACTATCTGCAGGTTTACATTGTAATGTTTGTGTTTTTTCTTCATCAAATGTTCTTACTATAATTGTTCCTATAGTATTTGTTTCAGTAGTATAAGTAGGAGTGTATAAATTTTCAATTACTTCTGCCAATAAAAAATTAACTTTCATCTTTATTCTCCAATGATTGTTTTACATTTTTTATTTTTTCTTCTAATTCTTTATCTTCATTATTAATATTTTCAATTTCTTCTGTTAGCTCTTCTTCGAACGTATCGTCTGCTATTTTTAGCAGTTGATTCTTTTCATCTTCACTTAACAATGATGATTCGCCTGTTATAGTTTGAGTTGTGGAAATATATCGTTGAACTATTGCTGTTAATTTAACTAAATGATCATCGTTTTTTACAGCAACGTCTAAATACTCTTTAATTAATGGAACAATAATTGTTGCATCTGATGCGTTTCTAATTAAAGGTTGTAATTGAGATATTAATTGATTTATTTGTCTATCTTTCTTTTTAGAATTATGATAAACATCGGACATTAGGTCAGAAAAGGTCTTTCCTTTAAATAATTCATCTTTTACGTCCATATAGCATCCTTTTAATAATAAATATTAAAAAGGCAAATTCACGTACTCATTACGCTCATATTCTAAAAACTTTTCAGTATATATTTGTTTTAAAACTTTTATAACTTTTGTAATATTATTAGTTTCTAATCCTGTACGTTCTCTGATAAAAACATATAACGCTTTTTTATTAAATTGTTCTATGTTCTCCCTTTCTTGAAAAATATGCAATATTGAATCTGCAACATGTATATCAGATCGATTAGTAAATATAAAATTAATGTTATTATAACAATATTCAACATATGCATCCATAAAATATCTTAATGTCTCTTGCATTTCCGTATTATGCATTTCTGTTACAACATTTCTTTGATCGTCTATATTAACTGGTTCAGCGGTCTTTTTTAATGTAGAATATCCTTTTTGATTCTCTGCTATTAAATAATTAAATGCTGTTCTAGTATAATATGAATAAGCTTTTCCTGCATTAGGATTAAACTTATCTAATCGAATTGTTAAATATGTAACTAAATCAGTTTGTAAATCTTTAAATGATGAATCAATATATTCACATTTCATTTTATTGATTAAATTTTCAGACAATTTCATAAAAGCTGGAAATATAAATCTTCTATAAACTTTTTCTTTTCTAACTTGAAAATCTAATTTCTCTAATCTATTATATGAAGATATAGAACATTCAGTTATTCCTGTCCAATACCTATTTGACTTCTTTTTCTTTCGGCCCATTAAATTCTTTTTCTAAATTATCAATTACTTCTTTTAATATATTAAATGTACTACCAGCTTCATCATCTGATTCGAATGATCCTCTATAATCAATTTTCTTCATTTCATTATATGAATTTTTTATTTGATTATACATATATTCATTCATATCTTCTAATTCAATTATATAATCTTCAGTATCTGCTAATACTCCAGCTATAGTATATGCTCTATATATAAAGTAAGTACATGCTCCAGATAATATTAATATTACAATTATAGATATCATGAGTCTCCAAAGGTTTTAAATATATCTGCTATATCATTTTTTATTTCAGGATTTTGTTCTGCTAAATTTTTAATAGCTGTCTTTTTAGTAGCTTTTGCTTTTTGCGATACTGGCTTTGGAGAATTATTTTTATATGATCTCCATCTTTCATATTCTATTTGTGAAGCCATATGATCTGCATGATGTAATATTAAAGGCAAATTAGTTTTTAATTTAGCTTGTGCTGATCTAGCAATAAAATAAGGCTTATTAGAATCATCATATACACCATCATGTATTTTTATAGCTTGATATTCATTCCAAGATACTTTTATATCATATTTTTGTAATAAATAAATAGATAAGTCTGGTACCATTGTGAAAGGAATATTTTCATTATGTTTATACATTCTTCCCATATTCTTTCTATGCCAATCAGATGTTTCTACTTGATACACTTCTCTTCCTTTTCCTGGAAATCCACATTTGCCTAAATCATGATGCATAGCTGCAAACATCATCTCTTCTCTGTTATACCCAGATGTATCTGATCCCATATCAATCCATGCATCATATAATTTTTCTACGCAATCCATAACACGTAATACATGATCAATATAACCTCCGGCAAATGCATTATGATAATGCGCAACAGAAGAAGCAGGCATCATTATAATACGCTCTTCATAATCATCATATAATTTATTTAATTTATCTGCTCTAGATGGAAATAAAGTATTAACTCTACTTCTATATTCATCCCAATTGGATTTAATTTTTTCTGCTTCTAACATATTTTTATTTATATTATAATGAATTATTTTGAATATTCCAAAAGACCTTCGGATATCTTGAAAGTGCAAGGTGCACATATAACTGATATTGATGTGTCAGCTACTGTTTCTGTATTAGTGCAGTTATTATATCTACACTCTAACGTTTTTGTTGTTTTACTTTTTTTAATTGATTTTTTCATTTAATTTGAATTTATGATTTTACTATTGTCCCGGTTTTTGTAGGCGGTTTCTTTTCTTCTTCGTAATGAATACCATCATTACCATTTTGTCCAATTATATTCATTCGTTTTTCTGCTTCATCCCAATCACTATTAGTAGTAACCTTTTCGCCATATATATTTTCTTTTGTATTTTCATTTAGTATATCAAAAGCTTTATTTGATGCAATTAATAAGACTATTGCTAAAGGGTCAAAAACAAAAATAAAAATTAATATAAACCAATTCACTACTTCATTTGTAGGACGATCTAATAATTCAGAAACATATTTTAATGGTCCTATTTCATTAGCCACAGTTGAATTCGATTCAATATCTAAAACTTGCAAATCTAATGATGTAATAGAATCAGTTAAAGATTCCATTTTAATTGAGACTGCATTTCTTTGGTCTTTCATATCATTAAGTTGAGCAGTTAATACTTTTCTTGTTGATGAAGATGTAGTAGTAATTATTTGATTTGTTTCCTTATCTCGATATTGTATTTTATTATTAGATAATCCCTTAGTTAATTCAGATATTGAATTAGCTAATTGATTCTTTTCAGTTGTATAACCAT